ATTTATATAAGCAATAAATAGCTGTTTTGTGCCTTGTTTCTGCATAAATATCACAATCGAACCATTCGAAAGTTAGCTTTAAGCATTTGATGTTTGTTTCGTGAGTGTGCCTATTTGCAAAAGCATTTACAAACAATTTACCGTCCCGATAATAGTAATAAATGCACCCGATATGCTTGCCGTCCTCAAAGAAAGAATAAAAATATGTGTTTTTCACTACATCTCTAAACTTTTCATTGTCGCCTATAGAATGCTGATACTTTTGATAAAGTTCCTCGCATTCTTCATAATTAAAATTAATATCTGTCGGAATAAAAACTTCAATCACACCTGCTTCACCTTTATTTTGCTAAATTCTATATTTTTTATGGAGAAATTCTGCGTTTCGTTTTCTGTATAAATGCTCATTTCATCAACTTTAAACGTTGCGTTAGGGAATTTTCCTACGGCACTTGTTGCTTTTGACGCCCAGTAATTTACACCCCATAAGCCAACACCCCAAATAAGGAAGTTTTTTAACTTGCTCTTAATTAGTTTCACTTTTGGTTTCTTAAAATTGTTATAGTTTTTGACGTATTTAACATAAAAAGTATTAGAATACGGTAAATCGAATGAAACTCTTGGCGGAAATACAAAAATTTTCAACGTGTTCATAGCTCCCAAATTTAAAGGAGAACAGTTGTAATAATGTTGAATGTACTCGCCATTAAAAGTATTTGAATTGTATTCTTCAAGAATATTTCCGTCATTTCCTGCAGAATAAAGAGTATTTCCGATAACTCTAACAGAATTTATCTTTTGAGATTTTCTCTTAACCCATTCACCTTTTAAATAGTCATAAATAAGGATTGTAGAGTATTCCTCATCAGATGTTGGCAATATCCACCAAATCTCATTTCTTTCGGTAATAAATACTGATTCAGCCTGAATATTGTCGTTTTGGTTAATATCTATATTCAACAATTCCTCTTGAATTTCTACGGCTACGTTTTGCCCTAAGGTTTTTTCACCATTGACTACCTGTTTGAAAGAAAATACAGATTTTTTCGTATGGTCATAAAAATACAAATCAGTGTCGTGGAATACAAGAGCGTGAATTCCTGCACAACCACCAGGCGAATCATCACTTAATGAAAAATCACCGTCTGAAACTGATAATAGTTGAGAACTATCCTCAAAGAATATAGCCAAACTGCCCAAATATTCGTGAATAGCAGTGATAGACTTAATACATTCAATATATCCTGCCGTAGTAGTCCATTCAGATTCGGCTGTAGAAAAATCATAAATATTAGACGTTACCGAATACCAAAGGACGTTACCACTAAAGATAAACAATCTATTATTGAATAATGCAGCACCCAAGCCTACAACATCTCTACCGTCCCTATCTTTAAGTATCATATCGACAATCTCTGACGAATTGCCACTGTCGTCAACTGCTCCAATTTCAAGAGTAAACATTTCTTTTCCGTTAGTGAAGAAGAACAAGTCCGACCACCCTTGCTGAATATCGAAGCCGTTAGATACTCCAGTTACAGATAAACCACTTTTCTTCAATTCAAGAGTATTATAATTAAGATTATATCTATACAATTTCCCTTGTACGTCATTTTCTGTGTGAACAAAGAAGTATGTAGTCTTGTTTTGAACACTCTCAAAGATATTTATAATTCTCTCTGAACCAACTAGCGAATTGTTTATGGAAACGTTTCCTTTTGCTGTTCTGATACCTATACCACCATTGACACCAGTGTAGTAAAGTTCTACGTTCTGAATATCTTGTGCCGTAATCAAATCTTCTGTAAATTGAGCGTTTCTCTCTCTAATTCCACCAAATTTATTACATATTAACTGTGTTATTGTACTCATTATTTCTTAGCCTTTGGTACTGTTATTCTATATACAACTAATTCTCCAAGATAAATTCTCTCGACCAGTTCCCCTTGCAAATACAAAGGTACACCCGAATTTAATTGGTTTTCGCCTAGATATATTACACTTTCTATAGGTCTAGTCATCTTGTAAACCCCACGTTCCTACACCCCACGCAGCACTTCCCCAAATCAAGAATTTTGTCGAAATGATATATAGAGTGTTTTCGTCTTTTTCTGCAAGTGCGTTATAATCTTCTTGAGAAATTTTCTGAATAGAAATTCCCGAAGTTCCACCACTTGCATTGTTATCTATATAATTTTTGATAGCTTTTTGAGAACTTATGACCTCATCACTAGGACTATTTCCACCCAAAGTGCTATCTTTGCTTATGTTTAAGAATTTAGACATATAATTAACCTACTATCGTTGCTTTATATACACCTGCTGAAATATTGCTTGAAGAATTGATTTTGATAGTTATTGTGCTTGTTGTGCAAGTAATATCAGCATAAACCTCTGCTCCTGTTGAAACTTCTTTAACAGAAACAACAACATCAACCGATTTTAATGTGTTTGACACGCTCCAAGTACATACACCACCTGAAACAGTAAGAGCAGGGTTAGTAGCAGTTAGTTTTTTTGTAGCTCCTAAATCATCTGCAGTTATGGTAACATCAGAAGATAACGCTTTGCCGTTTACTTTTCTTGTATTAGGAACGTAACCTGATAAATCTATACGATTGCTACCAAGTTTTTCAAAAGCTCCATTGATTAACATATAATCATCATACAAATCGCCTGTAGCTCCGTCAGAAGCTAATATCATATAGATTGTATATTCGTTAGCGTCAGCAACGGCAGGAAGTGCTGTAACGATTTCTCTTTTTATGTGCCCTGCATTTGCAACGGCTGTAGAAATTGCCGTATCTGTTTGAGTTTTAGTGTAATAATTCCCCAAATCTTGGTGCGTTGTCAAATATTGACTGTGCGTGTGAGTTGGAGAAGAACCCAAATCATCTGTAAACGCACTTAATTTTGTTGGAGTTCCTGATAAATCAGAGAATTTTCCACTTGTAGCAACTTTTGCTAATGCACTTTGAACTTCATCACCAAGAACTACATCAGAAGTACCGTTGAAATAGTGAAATCTATTATCAGCAGTATTGAAATATAATCTACCTGCTTTAGTTCCAGTCGGTGCAGTTGCTAAATTCTGTAGAATAACGTTCTGTAACTCATTTCCATTCAGATTTACATCTACTAAAATGTTTCTTGACATTGTTTTATCTCCCTTAGTTTAAGTATGCTTTCCCTTTGAACCCACCATTAAAATAAATTTCTATAGTGTTTTCATCAATGTATCTTACTTCCCCCTCAACCACATTGTCGGCACTGTCAACAATAGTTACAGACGGTGTTTTGCTTAAATTATGGTTTATTACCCACGTGTCGTTTGCTTCTGCTTGCTCATAAACGTAGGTAGTTGCTAAAGATTCTTGAAGCTCCTCACACTTGCTTTCCAATTCTTCAATCGCATTGGCTGTAACGTCTTGCACGTTTTGAATACTTGTGTTTTCTTGTGCTTGTATTTTTTCTGTAACTGTGAGAGCTGAATTTTCAGCATTTTCAGAGCTTTGTTGTGCAAGATTTGCATATTCTTCTGCCAAATCTGCCCAATACTTAGCCTGATTGTTAGATGTTTCAACAGCATTTGAAAGACTTTTTGAGCTTGTTGCAACTCTAATATTTTTACTAGCGGAAGTAGCTTGAACGTTATAAACTTTGCTTGCACTATCCACCTGTACCATTTGTACCCTCTACTTTCTTTGGATAAACTGTAATTGTGTTGTTCTCTCCAACTTCTTTGTTGCCGATAACCAAAGTATCTTCATTTCCAAGTTTGTCGCATAATTTTATCCCAAAATAGTATTCGGCATAATCATCAGACTTTTTAACAGTCATCAAATCGGTGAGAGTAGAAGTAAATTTCAAATTAACCATACTTTTCAGGTTCAAATCTTCCTTGATTTCATCACCAATCGGATTTCTATTTGCGTCTTGGACTGCTAGATAAACCGTATATGCTTTATCTGTAGGCAATCCACTAACTTTATATTCTCCAGTATCACCTTGCGTTAAGGTTATATCTCCTGTTTCTTCATCTACTAAAAACATTTTTATTATCTCCACCCAATTCTTTTTTCTAGTTCAATACCTCTTGCGTAGTCGCATAGGATTTTGTATGCTTCATCATATTGCCGTTTGTATCCTGAATGGTTTTCGTCCGAATCAGAAGCTATTGCATAGACCATTGCTAATGGTAACAGAGCAGCTTTGAACAAATACTCATATTTTTCAGGAATATCGATATAATCATCTTCATTTTCGAGTGTTGCTTTAGAGTTTCCGTCAACATCACACGCTGCGTAAATCGTCCAGTATTCAATATCCATAGTGTAATTCTTATCGGGTGTAGGATATAAATACAATTTATCGTTTTTAATATAAAATTTTGTTGGTGTATCTGCTTCCACATCTTCCAACGTTTCAAAATCAGGCTCATAACTAAGGTAATTTT